ATTATTAAAAACAACCTCTAAGTCTGAATATGATAGAGAAAAACTTCAGGCACAACAAACATATTATTTAGCTAACCAATGGGGTAGAATTGAAAATAATCTATATACACAGGCGGTTTATTATGAACCAACTCGTTTATCATCTTTCTACGACTATGAGTCAATGGAATTTACCCCTGAAATTGGTGCCGCTCTTGACATATACGCTGAAGAATCTACAACCATTGACCAAAATGGTTTTATGTTACAAATTTATTCTGAATCATCGAGAATTAAATCAATTCTTGGAGATTTGTTTAATAATGCTTTAGATATTAACACTAACTTACCTATGTGGATAAGAAACACATGTAAGTATGGTGATAATTTTGTATATCTTAAATTAGACCCTGAAAAAGGTATTATAGGATGTATGCAATTACCAATCATTGAGATTGAACGATTGGAAGCGGGTATGGGAGCACACTCAACAGACTCAACAACTAATCCTGAAAAGAAACATTTGAAGTTCAAATGGAAACAAAAGGATTTAGAGTTTAATACTTGGGAAATTGCTCACTTTAGATTACTTGGTGATGATAGAAGACTTCCTTATGGAACTTCTATGTTAGAAAAGGCTCGTCGTATTTGGAAACAATTATTGTTATCTGAAGATGCTATGTTAATCTACAGAACATCAAGAGCACCTGAAAGACGTGTATTTAAAGTATTTGTTGGAAACATGGATGATGCGGATGTTGAACCATATATCCAAAGATTTGCTAATAAGTTTAAGAGAAGTCAAACGGTAGACCATAAGACAGGTAATGTGGATATGAGATTTAATCAGATGGCTGTTGACCAAGATTATTTCGTTCCAGTTAGAGATACCGCACAAGCAAGTCCTATTGAGACATTGGCGGGAGCTCAAAACTTATCTGAAATTGCCGACATCGAGTATATCCAAAAGAAATTGTTAACGGCTCTTCGTGTTCCTAAAGCGTTTTTAGGATTTGAAGAAACTGTTGGTGATGGTAAGAACTTATCATTACAAGATATTCGTTTTGCAAGAACTATTAATAGAATTCAGAAAAATATGATTTCTGAATTAAATAAAATTGCAATCATACACCTATTCATTTTAGGTTTTGAAGATGAGATATCAAACTTTAATTTAAGTTTAACAAATCCATCAACTCAAGCTGATTTGATGAAGATTGATGTATGGAAAGAAAAAATTCTTCTATATAAAGATATGGTTGCTGACCCTGGTAGTGGTATTGCCGCAGTATCTATGTCATGGGCTAAGAAACATATTCTTGGATTTTCTGATGAAGAAATTAAACTTGATTTACAACAACAACGTATTGAAAGAGCTGTTGGTGAAGAACTTAAGAAAACTGCTGAGGTAATTACTCATACAGGATTATTCGATAATCTTGATAAGTTGTATGGTAAAAAGGAAGGTGAACCTGCTGCTGCACCATCAGAAGGAGGGGCACCACCAGATGGTGGAATGAGTGATTTTGGAGGTGGTGAAAGTGCTCCACCTGAAGCTCCGGCCTCACCAGCTCCAGCACCACCTGAAGCCGCTCCAACAGTACCTGAAGGGTCGTATACCCGTAATTCTGAACTTAATATAATATTAGAAAATACAGGAATGTTAAATGAAGATGAATTAATTGATTTAAATCGTGTTCAAGAATCTTTAGGGGAAATGGGTAATCAATTAGATAAACTACTTAAAGGTTGATATTTATATAAAAAAATATAAACATGAGATTCGGATTAATAAAAACATTAGTAGAAAATAAATTAATTGATTCCTTTGTTAAAGGAACTCTTAAAACTGATATGAGACTTTTTGAAAGAAAATTACTTAAAAACAGTGATTTTTGTAAATTAATGTCAATATATGATAATTTAAAAGAGAACAAAGAATTGGACAAAGAAACTGCAACTTATTTGGTTGATGATTTATCTAATGAATTTAGACAAATTAAATTATCTGAAAATACAATAAATTTTATTAAAAGTTGGACTAAAGATATTGTACTTGAAAACAAATACAAAACAATTGACGAGTTATTCTATGGTGACTTATTAAAACCTGAAAAGAAATCAATTGCTAAAAAATCAATTGTTGAGTCTTTAGGTAAAAAACCAATAATTAAAGAAAGTAAAACTCAAAACGTCCCAATTAGTTCAATGTTAAAAGTTGCTAATAAGACTGCTGAAAAATATTTAGAAAATTTAACTGAATCTGAAAGAAATTCTGTTAAAGAAATTTTAACTGCTGGTGATGAAAATTTAAAGACAAAATTTACTGAATTAAAAGAAACAGCAATTAAAAAAATTGATACTCTTATTTCAGAATCAGATGAAGAATTAACTAAAGTTTTACTAGAAACAAAAGAAAGACTTACAAATACAAAACATTCTAAAAAAGAATATATTAAATTAATGAATTTAACTCAAAATTTATAATTCAGTATTTTTTGAATTTTTATAAATAGCATTATTTAAAATCTGACGTTTCATGTCAGATTTTTTTTTATACTCTTTCCTGTCTTGTAATTCTTTTATCATTTTAGTTTTTAAAACTTTTGATTTGAATTTTTTAAGGGATTTTTCTATATCCCCTTTATCAACTGTGATAATTAACATTTTTTTGACAACTATGCTTTTGTGTGTTATTATTAATGTATAAATAAACGAAGATATGAAAAGGTTGTAAATGAAAAAAGGAAAAAGTTGCTCTATCAAAGGGTATAAAAAAATAAAATGTTCTTATGGGACTGTGGATTCTAAAAATTTTAAATCAATATACTTAAACATTCAATCTTGGGTTGAACCCAAATCTATTGAGGACTCTTGGATAAGACTTGTGTCTTACTTTAATAAACAAATAAAAAATACTATTGGGGATTATATTGATGTGGAATTTTTTTATGACAATTTTATAGTTGATTTAGACTTACGAACTTCAGGAATTGCATTAAAGAAAAGGTCTTTTATGAATCTTGAAATTACTTTTTTTATTAAAAAACCTATGGATTTTAAATCTCTTGAAATAAAAAATTCACTTAAAAAAATTGTTAGTTGTTTAGAATCTGATATTTTTAACAAATCTAATCATTTTAGTTTTCATTTAAGTAAAAACGATAAAATCAAAAAAGAAAGTAAAATAGAATTTGTATAGTATTTATCTATAAAAAGGTAAAATGCAAAATTACAAAATATTAGGTCCAAAAGAGACAGGAAAAGGTATTTTAATTGAGATGGACGCAGGTTATGTTTCTCCAACAGAAAAACATAATCAAACATTCTTACAAGAAAGTAAGGATTTTAAAGATTATTCTAAACCATTTGAATTTTATGCCGTTCTACAAAAATATAATACACCGAATAGAAACGGTAGAATATATCCTGAAAGAATTTTAAAAAGAGAGTCCGAAAATTATATAAAGAATTATATCGGTAAAAAAACCTCTTTATCTGAACTTAACCACCCTGAATCTTCATTAATAGATTTAGATAGAGTATCACATATGATTACAGAGATGTGGTGGGATGGTAATGTTCTATTAGGTAAATTGTTACTTCTAACTTCACCAGGGTTCCATGAAAGAGGTATCGTATCAACAAAGGGTGACCAAGCGGCAAACCTATTAAGACTAGGTGTGACGTTAGGTATATCATCAAGAGGGGTAGGTTCCTTAAAAAAAGTAGGTGAACAAAATGAAGTTCAGGATGATTTTGAATTAATTTGTTTTGACTTGGTGTCATCACCATCAACACCAGGAGCTTATTTATTTACTGAACCTGATGGAAGATTTGCGTTTGAGGAAAACCTAAAAGAAGAAAATGATATGAAAGCTGCAAGAACAGTTAACAAATCGCTTGATTTAATGGGAAGACTTACCGATTATTTAGGAAAATAAATAATTATGGAAATGGACGAAAAATACTTTGTGGCTAAAATACAATACGATTTGCCAGATGAGAACACAGGAAAAATTAAAAAAGTAAGAGAAGAAAAACTTGTAAGAGGTTATTCTGTTACCGATGTTGAAGCTAAAGTTACTGAAGCTTACAAATCATTTAGTTATGATTGGAGAATCACTTCAGTAAGTGAAAGTAAAATTGACGAAGTGTTTGAATAATCACAAAGTTTAAAAAAAATTTAAAAGGGGACATTTTGTCCCTTTTTTTATGCCAATTATATTAAAAAACTATTTTTTTAGAATATCGATATATTTATCAATAAAATAACGCACAAATGGCAGAAAAAAACTTAGTTGAAGAGGCATTAATCCAAATACAAAATTTGGAAGAAGCTATCAATGAAAACGCAAAAGAAATACTTCATTCTACAATGAAAGAAGAAATTAGCGAATTAGTAAAAGAGTCTATGAAAAATGAGGCTGAAGAAGAAGATGAATTTGAAATCGAAGACGAGATTGAATCAGATGATGAATCAGAAGAAGAAGATGAGTCTGAAGAAGACGAATCGGAAGAAGAAGACGAAGATTCTGAGGAAGGATTCGATATGATGGATTTATCTGACGAAGGTGACGAAGATGAAAATGAATTTGATGTTCAAGATTTATCTGACGAACCGATGTCGACAGTTCTTAAAGCATTCAAACAAATGAAACCAACTGATTCTTTTGAAATCAAGAAAGAAGGTGATTTTATTCATTTAAAAGATGAAGAAGATGAATACCTTATTCAAAACGGTTCAGAAGACGATGAGTTTGGTGAATTTGGTGAATCTCAAGAAGAAGAAACTGAAGAAATGGTTTATGAAATCGAAATGGATTCACTTGAAGAAGAAGAAACTGAAGAAATGGTTTACGAAATCGAAATGGATTCTAACGACTTTTCATTTGATGATGATGAAGAAGAAGAAGAATCTAAAGAAGAAGATTTCTATATGGAAGAAGAAATGAATCCTGTTATGGAAACATTTAAAGCAAAATTAGGTAACGGAGCCGCTAAAGTAGGTAATGCTAAAACAGCATCTACTTTTAAGAAAACAAAAGGTGGTTTTAACGAAAAGAAAAAAGCCGTTAATCCAACTGCTCACACAGGAAAACCTAAATTTGAATTTAAAGAAGGTGATGTGTTTGAAATGCCAAGTCAACGTGCTGAGAAATTCACTAAGGAAGAAGCTAAAGAAGCTGCACGTACTTATGGATTCGGATCTAAAAAAGGACGTGGTTTGAGAAAAGCAATTACACCTAACAGAAATCTTACTTTTGAAAACCATGAAATCATGGAAGAAGTTGAAATGTTGAGAGCTAAAAATGAAGAGTATAGAAAAGCTTTAAATATGTTTAGAGATAAACTTAATGAAGTTGCGATATTCAATTCTAATCTTGCTTACGCTACAAGATTGTTCACAGAACATTCTACATCAAAACAAGAAAAAATTAACATTTTAAGAAGATTTGATTCAGCGGAATCCCTTAAAGAGTCTAAAGCCCTTTATAAAAATATCAAAGACGAATTATATATTGACAACAATAAGAAATTCGTTAATGAGTCAATCGAAAGAGTTATTGAAAAAACTCCACAGTCAGGTTCAGCAGTTAATCTGATTGAATCTAAGACTTACGAAAATCCTCAATTCCTTCGTATGAAAGATATCATGTCAAAAATAATAAAATAAACTTAAAAATAAAAAACATATAAAATAAATGGGAGCATTATTAGAAAGTGGATTAGTTGGTAACATCGGTCTTAAGCACTTGAAAGTTATCAAAGAAGACACTATAAACAAATGGGACAAATTAGGGTTCCTTGAAGGTCTTAGAGGCCACCTAAAAGAAAACGTTGCTCAGTTGTATGAAAACCAAGCATCACACTTAATTAACGAAGCTACTTCTGACGGGTCATCAGGTTCTTTTGAAACTGTTGTTTTCCCAATCATCAGACGTGTATTCTCTAAATTATTAGCTAACGAAATCGTATCTGTACAA